GGGTCGTGGTCGGGGTTGCGGTCGCGGTCGGGGTCGCGGTCGGGGTCGTGGTCGGGGTCGGGGTCTAGGAGTACCAGCCCATGAATCTTGCAATGAGATCACAAGCAATTCCGCGGTCGCGGTCGGGGTCGCGGTCGCAGTCGTGGTCGCGGTCGCGGTCGCGGTCGTGGTCGGGGTCGTGGTCGTGGTCGTGGTCGCGGTCGGGGTCGTGGTCGCGGTCGTGGTCGCGGTCGTGGTCGCGGTCGCGGTCGTGGTCGGGGTCGCGGTCGCGGTCGGGGTCGGGGTCGCGGTCGGGTTAGAAAGGAGGTGAAAACATGGCGCTTCCAGACACGCGCGACGACGCAATTACGCGGGCCAAAGCGGCGTCGGACCATCTCGTGGTCTTGAAGACGCGGAAAATGTCCCGAGAGTTGGGACAGGCCGTGGACAAGACGCTCGCAGCCTGCGACGAGATTCAGGCCGTCGCGAAGAAGGAGAAGGAGGTGAAAGTCGATGGAGCGTAAGGACATACGCGCCGGGAACTGGTACATCCTGAAAACCGGGATCGGCAACCTCGCCGTGAAGGTTCAGGCCGTGCCGGATGTCGGGCCGATTCCGATTTTCACTCTCGGATCAGAAGTCGTGGGCGCGATTGCCGAGCCGGAATCGCTCCGCGAGATTCCCGATCTGGCCGGGATCGTGGACCAGTTGGCGAAGCAGATGAAGAAGGCAGGGTAAGTGACCGATTCCAAAAATGAAAGGAGGTGAAGCGAGAGTGGCACAATACAAAATGTGCCCGCACAACTGGAACGCGGGAATCAAGCCCCCAACCGGGTACGACTTCTGCGGACAAATGATAGACCCCGCAGGATTGGCTTATCCAAAAGTGTGTTCCCGTGGCCACTCAGACCCACTCGTGGACCCAGACATGGCATGGCTGTGTTCTAGGTGTAGAAGATACATCATTGCCGAATTGTATGACGGCATTGGATCGCGGTCTTATTGCTATGGGGGTTGCGGAGGATCGGCAATCCCAATGGGTAAAACTCCCACCGCAAACAATGCGGTCGCCTCCGCAAGCTCACCCTCTCCAGCAGGCTCCACCTACCGCCGCGTGACAACTGTTTCCGTGAAGATCGAAGGCGGGTACGCCCACTTCACGGACTTCGGGCAGACGTTCAAGGTCGAGGAGAAGAAGTTCCTCGCGGAGTACGAAAGGACGCCGTTCTAAATGCGTTTCAAGATTGGCAAGGTGGTCGAGTGCAATCTTCTCTGTTGGCGTGTAGCCCCATCGCCAATCTATTCGGCACGGCATTTTCAAATTTACATGAAGGCGTTGCGACTCTATATCTCGGTTGGAGTATCGGCGCATCGCCACACGGTTCTCGGGGAGCACTTCTTCATTCTTACTTTCAATGGCCCATTCCTACATTCAAGGGTACGGGGGCGCGCATGGCGTGTGCCTGATCGAGTTCTGAAATTGTTCAAGGTCTAGTTGGGAGGTGATGGAATGCCGGTCACGGTTCGGAGTTGTTTCTGTGATTCCCCGTATCAGGATTCTCGGTACGGGAAGCATCGGCGGGTGATGAATCCGACCGATAAGGAAGAGTTCGTTCGCTGCACGGTTTGCGACACGGAGCGTCCCTCGCGGGAGGCGGTCCAGATCGTCCAGTCGGGGGACGTGAAGAAGAAGAAGTTCAAGAAGGGTGGGAAGCCGAAGAAGGGCGGCGGCAAGGAGAAGAAGTAGCTGCCGATGTCGGAGATGGAAGGGGGTGATAGATAAATGGGGAGAGATGAAGGGGAACTCCGGATGGCACTCAATTCCCTAGAGAAAGCCGTCGGGGCTCTTTCTCGGGAAATGGATGTCCGGAAGGCGGAGCTTGATGCCGCACGGAAAGAACTCGCGAGCTTGAAGTCGAAGCCGCGCGAGTTCACGCGCGACGATCTGATCGCGGAGATCAAAAAGATGGGAGGCTGTTTCGACGCGCGAAGCGCCGTCGCATGGGTTGAACTCCATCCCTCGAAAACCCCGCAGGAATTGTGGGACATCTGCACAAATCACGGGTGGATGGAGGCGTGGATCAACCACGTAAATGGTGGGATGAATACTTACAATCATCTCTACTACTCGCCAGTCCGAATCTATCGGGTGTTCAACTATTGGCTTCCCGGCGCAACCGGAGTGCCAGCCCCGAAGATCACTCCGGACTGGATTCGCTTCGTCTACCCGGTGTTCCACTATCCGGGATCGGACTCTAAGTTCCGCGAGTAACCACCGTTTGAACGGGGGGTAGGAAGGGAGGTGAAAAAGAGTGGTGTTCGATAATCACGAAAAGGCTGTCCGAGAGGTGAAGCTGGCCGGAGAGGAGTGGGAGAAGTTCATCAAGCCGATGGCGATGAAAGCCTCCCCGGCGCAGCGGGCGGGGTGGGTGCGGATCTGGGCAGCAGATTGGGACCTTGGCGTGGAGGAATATCTGTCCTTCGAGGACGCGGAGCCGACCCTGCACTACGACTTGTGCGCGATCGAGACGGGCGGGGTTCCACTCCAAGGTCCAAGGCTCTATTCCTGCACGGTCGCGGAGATCGAAGCCGACCGTGCCCGGCTGGCCGCGGATGGAGTGAAGGTATGAACTGCGCGCATTGCAGCATGGAGATCGCTGGCAGACCGATCATCATGGTGGAGGGCGTCAACGTCTGGCACTTCTGCGGGCAGGGGTGCTTTGAAGTCTTCTGCCTGAACATGCCCGAGGAGATCGAAGAAATCAATTCCCATGTGGAAGGAGGTGAATGGCCGTGTCCATTCTGATGCTGTTCGTCCTCGCCTTCGACTGGTGGTGGTGGCTACGCCGGTGAACGCCGCGTGGACTCTCATCATCTTTCTGGTTCTGGGATACCTGTTCGGCAGGTGGATGAGGAAAAGGAACTAACCCCCGTTTGAACGGGGCATACGTCACAAATGAAAGGGGGTGATTTAGAAATGGATGCGAACGTGCAGACCGCGGCGCGCGAGATCATCAACGATCTCGATGCGCTCAAGGTGAAGATCGCGAACTACGCTGGCATCAACGCGGGAACGATCGGGGCTCCGACGGGTGGCCCCGCGCTCTGGACCGTGGAGGATCGGGAGGAACTTCTCCTGCTTCTCAAGGAGTACGACGCCGACGAGGACGTGATCCGGATGGTCCGTCAGAACAAGACCATGAACGTGACGGCCCTCTGGCAGCAGGCCACCCACGATCAGCAGGAGTGGTGGCTGGAGAACGTCTGCGGCGTGGAGAACATCCCGGGGACGAGCCGGGAGATCCTCGCTCGCTGGCCCAACATGCCGAAGCCGAGGGACTAGTCGGCGGCATTCCGATTCCCCGCAGGGAGGGTGCTCCCCGATAGACAGCCTGAGCCGTAGGTCTGTCCTCGGGGGAACTCCCCGCCGGATTCGCCGCGGGCGGGCGGGATGGCCGTCCCGGTTGCCGCCCCGACCGGGAATCTTACCAGAAGGGAGGTGACAAGGGTGCCCACAAAGAAGACCACGGCGAAGCGGAAGCCGTCCCCGAAGAAGAAGCGTCCGGCGAAGCGGACCGCGAAGCTCCGGGCTCCGGTTCGTTCGGACGCAGCGGCGGAAATCTTCGCGGACTTGGACGCGATCAAGAAGAAGGCGGAGAACTTTTTTCGCTGATGCCCTGAGCCCCGCCACCGATTGGCGGATCAGCTTGGGGCTAGTCAACGAAGCTCTCCGGAAAGCCGGGGCTTGCATGAGAGCGGAGCAAGTCGGGATTCAGGATGGAGGTATGGCGCAGGAGGCGTGGGACAAGATGACGAACCCGTACCGAATGTGCGTGTACCTGAACGCGGCCCTTCTGGGAAGTCCGAGAAGGACTGCGGTACTCCGTCTCATGTCCACCCACGGGACTAACTACGACAATAAGGCCGCTGCGGACAAGATCCGCGAGCACTTCCCGACTCCTCCCAAGCCGGGCGAGAAGTGATATGTCAGAAATGAAAGGAGGTGAACTTGAATGGCAATGACCGAGATTACCCTCCGCGTCGGGGATCTCGTAGTCAAGGAGAGACCCGAAGGCACGAAGAAGAAGCCGGGGTTTCGGTTCGATCTCTTCCAGTCGGATGCCGTTCGGCTTGAAGTCTGGGCGGAAACTCGCGCCCAGCTTCTCGAACGGTTGAAGGAAGTCACGGCGGAGGTCGAGAGGCTGGAACTCCGGAAGACTCTCGGCCCGTCAGAGGAGGAAATCTGGCTGTACCTCGCCGGGAAGGGGGCGTGTAGTGAGGGGAAGCGAGCCATGTTTACTGCGGGGAACACCTTGCAGGAAATGTGGGAGAACATGGAGATATTCTTCCGATCGTATCGCGGCGTCTGGATGCAGTATTGCATGGATGCAGCCAATGCGGTCAGGGACTATGGAACCGTGGAATTCTTCTCGACCCACTACACCAAGTACGACACTCCCGAACGACTCCTCGAAGCAATTCCGGAGGCTCCGATTCCGGTGGACCTCGATGAAACGGTCGAGCGCGTCAGGAGCAGTCGGGACTATCAGACTCATATCGACCAGATGAACAAGTACGTGCCTCTTTGGAGGGAGGCGAAGGCGCAGAAGGAGAGGGAGAAGGCCGAGCGGGAGGCGAGAGAGAAGGCTGCCGAGGAGCAGGAGGCCGCGTAGAAAGGAGATCCATGATCCTCAACCGTCATGTCCTGAACGTGGTACGCGGCGCGGACGATGGGAAAGGGTACAACGCCCGGCCCCATCTTGCCGTCGCGTACATCGGGAAGGACTTCATCGAATCCACGGACGGGAGTCTGATTCTTCGGGCACCGCTCCCGCCGCAGGGGAAAACGGAGGATTACCCGCCGGGCTGGAAAGATCCACTTGGGAGTCTGGCCGGGAAGGTGATCCCCGTCGCCATCGTCCAGAAACTCATGAAGATGTTCGAGAAGAAGGACGACACGAAGTTCGCCATCTCGCCTTCCGGATTCGTTTCGTGGGGGCGAGAGAACCGAGAGGCCATTGAAGTCAATGCCCCGGAAGCGAATCGCTACCCGGACACCTCGAAGATATTCCCGACCGAGGAGCCGAAGGCCAAGGTCCGTTTGAACGTGGCATACCTCGAAGAGTTGATTCGGGTGGCCAAGGCGCAGTCGAAGGGCAGAGATTACCAAGACTACATCACGTTCAGGATTTACGATTACAACAGGGCCGTCCGAATCGAGATTTCCGGGGTCGCGAACATCATCGGGATGCTGTCACCCATGTCCATGAGGGATGACGAATGACGGAGAAGAACACGCTTACCTACGACGTGCATGTGGATCAGAGGCGGATTCGGTACGTCGGGAAGCACGACCCGAAAGCGGGGAGGATCAAGGTGGTGGTGAAGGAGCAGCGAACCGGCGAGAAAAAGTGGGAGACCACGGGTTCCGCCTCCTTCAAGGTCCCGCTCCTCACGATGACGCCGCACCCCACCACGATCTTCAACGCCCTGATCGAGAAGATCCGGGCATTGCAGGAGAACATTCAGAAGAAAGAAGGGAGGGCATAGTGAATGTTGTCAGGTTTGTCGGAACACCGGACGTGAGGATCTTCTTCATGGACGACGGGACGATGCAAGTCGTGTTGGCAGACAACGATGGGAACGGCGCAATCCTGCCGTTCCCGGATCGGAACGGCGTCGTGGAAATCCTCCGCAAGTTGGCGGAGGTGGTCGAGAAAACTCCGCCACCACCGGAGCCCAAGGCTTCGGCTGGCGATCCAAGAAATAACTAGAAAGGGGGTGAAAAGTGTGGTAAAAACGAATATCGAGGTGGAGTCAAAGGACCTAGTTCTCAGGGTCTTGGATTCAGAACCGAGAAGAATTGAGTTCGATTCGGAATCTATTCACCTTTCGATAAAGGCTGATACGTGGGAGGAACTCTACCGATGGGTCACGGAGTTCTACCCGGGGTTGAAGCAGTACGCAGACCGCGAGGCTCAGGAGCGCATTCGAGCCAGACGTGCGGCCGTGCGTGCCGCAGCCCAACGAGCCAAGCCGAAAGCCAAGCTCAAGAAAGGAGAGATTTCAGGCGAGGAATTCCTTGATTTGCTGGAAAGATGGGATGCCTGCGATGAAGGAAAGGATTACGTCAAAAGGCAACTCAAAAAAGGGAAGATCCCGAACGAAATCTGGAAGACGTGCAGGGTTGACGCCTTCATGAAGTGGTGGCTTGAGTCGGTTGAGGGGGCAACGAATGGTCCAGGGTGTCATTGTCCAACGTGCGACCCGGATAACCCATATAATAAAGTCAAATTCGGAACTGCGGCAGAAATGAGGAGAGTGTTCCCGAATCTTCCGTTGCCGGAGGGTAAATGATTGATGATACATTGTCACAGCCAGTCACGATAGAGGTGGCAATGGAGATCAACCGGGAATTGCTGGAGGAGTTCCCAACCCTTACTTGTCCATTTCTGGGGATGCTGTATTGCAGCATCGTCCATCTGTTTGAGGCTCATGACCTTACGAGGGGTGATATGGACAGGATTTTTGACATGGCTGTTCGGAAGCGACTCCCAATCGCCCACAATCAGGCAATGCGCCATGAGTAAAGAATTCCCGGATGCCCGCGGCCCAGAGGACCACCCGAAACTGGCCATCCCGGAGCTATCCGGAGGGGCCATGCCAGCCGGTCTTGCCGCCCTTCCGTCCAGCACAGAGGCACCCCGGCGACCCGCGCCACCCGCACAGACCGATTGGCGGGCAGCCCTGATCGCCAAGATGCCGGACTTCGATCCGACGTGGCCCGAAGAGACGCAGACGAAGTGGTTTGACGGGATGCAAAAAATCTTGGCAATTATCGAAAAAACCTCTTGACGTGAGGGATGGAATCTTTAGTGTTGATAACAGGCTTGGCGGGTCGCGAATCCGTCTCTTCGATGCCCTCCCTGTGGAGCGGATTCACACGAAGATGCGACCCGCCCATTGTGAAGGACACGGCGGGCTGGCCGAGGGTACAGACCTCACTCCATTGGGGCGCTCCCCGAGTGCTGGCCCGCTCGTGACTTTGTGAGGAGAAAATGGCAAAGGCTCTGTTCCTCGAAACGGTAGAAGGATTCAGCCGGACGGTTCTCTACGATACGGCGGGAGCCAAGTCGGACGTGCTTGCCACCCGCACGATCAACGCGGTGGTCTATACCCTGTATCGCGGGAAGACAGGGGTGGCGAGTGCTACGCCGCGGTACTTCCTGTATTCCGATCCGGCAAGTGGCGGGGTCGGCTTCCAGCTTGTCAATCTCGCCGAGGCCGTGGACTTCTACGGGAAGCCCGATGCTATGCAGTCTTTGACTCCGGCGAATGCGTTCACTCCGATCCCGGTGGTGGAAGCCTAACAGGGGAGGGGCCTTGATCGGCACGAAAGAACAGCCACTTCGCGTGTCCCGGTTCCGGGACTTTCTGGAATGCCCGGAACGGTTCTACTTGCAGGAAGTGGAGGGCGCGAGGCCGAAGACACGGAGCGGGGTCGCCGTCATGGGGACGGTGCGGCATCGGCTTCTCTACCATATCCACAAAGAGGGGATCGAACGATTCGATAAGTGGGTCCCCGAGGAGTGGTGGGTCTGGGCCACGCAGGCTCTCGACACGGAGGTTGCGACCGGGCAGGACAGCGATCTTCCCGTCTACTGGAAGGACGAGGAGAAAGAGCGGCGGGACTTCGGAACCGAGTGCATGATGATCTTCCCGAACTACATCAAGGCCCCGCAGAATCGAGAGTGCAAGGTAATTCTTGCCGAGGCCCCGTTCAAGGTGGAGATCAACGGGGTGTGGTTCGAGAGCCAAGGGATCGACCAGCTACGGGAGTTGCCGGACGGGACGCTCGAACTCCTCGACTTCAAGACGGGCGATCGGCGGCCGGACCAACTCTTTATCGACCTGAACACACAATTGGCGATCTACGCCTACGCCGTGTGGAAAGGGATCTTCTGGGGGGAAGGCGACATTGGGGGCCATACCGATCCGGAAATGGTGGGGACCAGCTTCCGGGTTGGGAGGCTTCCCGATGTTGCCTCGATCTACCACCTGAAAGATCACGAACCGTACAAGCGGAAGACTGGCGACAAGGAAAAGGGTGAGGAACGTGGACCCGGACGGTACGTCTCCAAGATCCCGTGCTCGGAGGCGCGGATGAAGGTCTTGGAGGAGGAAGTGGAGAAGGTCTTTACCGCCATGCGGTGGGATCTTCGCTATCGAAATCCGGGAGCCTGTATCACCTGCCACGTCAAGGAATCCTGTCTTGCCGGTGTTCTCGGTGACGCTCTAACGCCTGAAATGATGGCAACAATTGGGGAGGAGGATCTGGATGCCGAATGAGTTGGTCCCTCGCGAACCGAATCTCCCGGCATCCGTGGATCTGGACCCGGAGGATCTCGAAGGCAATCCGGTGGAGGCTCCGATCTACCAGTACATGGTGATTCGGCACAAGCCATTGCTCTCTCCGGACGGGAAGAAGGCAATCCGTCCGGCGGGTGGGTGGCGAGTGGGAGGTTCCGCAAGTCTGGACGAGGAAGACAGGGAGTTCATCGAGGGAACCATCCTCGACTGGACAGCCGCCCGCGTCTTCTTCCGAACGATGGAATCGACCACCCCGGAATGCAAGTCAAAGGACGGGATCACGGGCACGGTCCATGGACGGTGCGAGGAGTGCCAGTACGCGAAGTGGTCCGGGAGTGAGCGGCCTCCGTGTCGGGAGACGCGGGAGTTGTTCTTCATGGACTTGAATGGGGGAGGGTACGTGGTCACGCTCCAGCCGAGCGGGATCAAGCCCTTCCGCCTGTTTTACGACCGGCTGCGGAAGCAACTTGCCGATAAACTCGGCAGGGATCAAGGCGTCCCGCTCCACATTTTCAGGGTGAAGATCGGGACGGAACTCACGGCCAAGCCGCAGCCGCATTTCACGCCCACCTTCGAGGTGGCCGGTGTTCTCTCCCCGGAGGAGAAGGTCAAGGCTCGCGAAGCCAAGAAGATCCTCGCCTCCGTGTTCGAGAGAAGCCTAGAAACGAAGTCGATGGAAGCGACGGACTTTCTGGGGAAGGACCGGGAGCCTGTTCGGGAGGCAGCTTTCGAGGAGTTGCCCGGTCGAGATCCGGAGGATGACCTTCCGTTTTAGCCGTCATCTTCCAAGGGTGCAATTTCTAGGAGACTCACATGGCAACGGTCGGTGAAATCCTTGCCAGCCGGTATCAGGAGCGAGCCCGGGTCACGGACCCGGAACTCGTTCGGCGATACGAGCAGGCCATTGACGACATCCGGATGGGTGTTTGCGATGGCGTGACGGCGGCGAAGAAGTACAACCTGAACTACTACACCCTGATCGGCTTGAAGAAGAAGATTCTGGGGTGGAAGCCGCGTCCGGGCGGAAAGAACGCGCGGAAGTATAAGGCGCGGAAGGCGGCGGCGGCACGGTGGGAGCGCCGGAAGGTGTTCGATTCCAACCGGAGCCCGGCCAAGCTCGCCACGCTGGAGAAGGAGCGGGCGGTTCTCGCCGCGAAGGTCGCGGCCAAGAAGGGCGAACAGCCCCTCACGAACGGCGGGGTCGATCCCGCGAAGTTCGTTCTCGATCTTCGGAGGCTGCTCCTGAACACGCGGCTCTCCCCGGTCGAGGCGAATCAGGTCTGCTTCACGGTCCTCGAAGCGATGGTCCAGAAGTAGGAGAGAGCCGTGAAGGTTGGTTGGGTCTTGGGTCTCCTGATTCTTGCCGGGAGCGCCTCTCCGTCCCGCGCGGGTCGCCAACCAGACGACGGGATTTGGAGGTATGCCGACTCGGTTCGAGTCGTGGAGATCCAAGATACCATTCGGAACCCGAAAGGGAAACGACTTTCGGACCGGGAGACGCAAGTTTTCTTTGCCTCGATTGAGGCGGGGGAGATAAGTTCCTTCCGGAACCCGGAAGTTCGATACATCCCCTTCACCGTCCACGGCGCGGCTTGTCTGGATCGGTTCCGGGTCTGGTACGAAGGGCTTGGAATCCCGGTCGAGTCGGCTGGCCCGTGCGGGAAAGGCATCTTCGGCCCGCGGTGTGCGAACGGGGCGAGGAATTACGGGGTCCGGAAAATCAGGGAGGCGGGGCATCCCCAAGATGCCCTGCGGGTCGAGGCAATCCTTTCCGATGGAACCGTACTGGAACTCCATCGGGTGCGAGGTGTGCCATGAAAAAGTTCTTGATCTGCGTTTCGATTTTCGCGATTCTCTCCATCTGGCTCGTCCATCCAGCCTTCGCGGATACGTGGGGCGAGGGCGGCGACGGGTGGCGGTCCTTCATCAGTTTCGAAGCGTGGTGGGACTTCATTCACAATCTCTGGCTGCCGTAGGGAGGGGCAATGGAAATCGACAAGGGGGTTCCGATTCCTCCGGGGAGGCGGAAAGAGCGAGGCGACTACCCCTTCCGGAAGATGGAAGTGAACGACTCGTTCCTCGTTCCCTGCGAGCCGGACGACGAGAAGACAAAATCGCGGATCACGGGGCGCGTGACCTACGAGAACCGGAAGAAGTACGCGAAGTTCTGCACCCGGTATTCGCCCAAGGACGAGAAGGCGGGTGTCCCCGGGATTCGGGTCTGGAGAACGGAATAGGAATGACGCCGACCAAGGTGGAGCCCACTCCTTCGGCACGCTCGGCGGTCCCTTGGCGGGGGTCCCGTTGAGAAGCCGGAATTGGTCGGCGTCGAATTTCTGGGGACGGGATTTTTACGAGTACCTCTTTCGGGGGGTAGGACTACGGATGTCTTCGCTCACCGTGAGTCCGGTCCCGTCCCCCAAACAATCGCGGGGCTGGTGTCCTCCTCGGGGTTGCGTGGCCAACCTCCTGCTGCCCCGAACGCCACGGCGCGGCCCCGCGGATTTGCCCCCTTCATGGCGAGGGAAAGAGGTACATGCTCCCGAGGAGTAGACAGGCCATCCTCGCCATGTTTGGGGGAATCTTCCATGTGCGCCGACGTGCCAGCGTGCGGGTTGACCGATGGGGTTTTGACGGGCCTCAATATGGAATCTCCCCCGCGGAGTGTCTACGTCGGTCAGCGGATACTCCCGGCGCGGCTACGCGAATCAACTTGGCGCGATGGCTTCCACAGGGCTGTCTTGCGGGATGGCTCGTCCCGGAGTGATGGGACCCCCATCGCGCCATCATTACTGGCCCCTTCGTCTAGGGGTTAGGATACGTGGTTTTCAACCATGAGACCCGGGTTCGAGTCCCGGCGGGGCTACCAACATGAATGAGTGGGTGCGTGGACAGATTGTATACAAAGTCCAAGACGACAAAGTAACCCCGTGGGGGAAGATTCTTTTCCTAGTTACTAGGGACCATGTAATGGTCCAAATGTACGACGATGCCGGGAATCTCTCCGACTTCGCACGCACGATGAATGTGTGCGAAGTCTTTGAATACGGGAGAGAGAACCGATTCATCAAAGTTTCTGAAATCAAGGAGGGTGCATGGGAACGATGACGATTACCGAGGGGCTTGCCGAGATCAAGACCATCGGGAAGAGAATCGAAAAGAAGCGAACCTTCGTCCTGAACTACGTCGCGCGGCAGAATATGTTCGTGGACGTGCTGGCGAAGGAGGGGGGATCGGCCGCCGCGATCGAGCGGGAACGGCAGGCGATCAAGGATCTGGAGGAGCGGATCATCACGATTCGCCGGGCTATCCAGATCGAGAACGGGAAGGCCAGCATTACTATCGCCGGGATCACGATGACGGTGGCGGATTGGCTGGTGTGGCGGCGCGAGGTGGCTCCGGGTCGCCAGCGGTTCCTCGGGCAGATTCAGGAACGGATCAACCGGGTCCGCGAAGAGGCAAAGAAGATCGGGTACAAGACCGGCCCGGCTCCCACCGACCCCTCCGACGCCCTCGGGGACATCGGGGTGTATCTCCCCGAGAAGGAACTGTCGGCGGAGGTGGAGCGGCTCGAAGAGATTCTGGGGACTCTCGACGGGCTGCTCTCCCTCCGGAACGCGACCCTGACGATCGAGGTATAGGTAGTGAAGCCTTCGGCAGCGAAGCGAGAAAAGAGCGCGGAGTAAACATACTTGAAAAGTATGTTGATATGGCTCAATGGTAGAGCATCGGCACTTCGGAGCCGAAGTTGTGGGTTCGAATCCCATTATCAACTCCAGCTATGGAGCAACTAAGAAGCTCAAGGGTGAAAGTGGAAAGCTATTCCAAATGACGACTGATACCCAAAAAGCTGAAAAGCTGCTCAAAATCCACCGTATTTCTGACCTGCATGGAAACATGCAGGGTGCCCATCCGCGAGCGGGCATTCTCGGGAAGGTGGCTGCGACTCGGAGGCTTCATGAAAATAATAATCATGATTCTGGCACTACTCATAATTGTAGTGATGGCGTGGGTAGTGTCTGTGTTGGTGTTTCTGAGATTTTGAGCGCGCCCACTAGACAGCCAAACTAGACTCTCAGTCTGAACCGTAAAGGGAAACCGGCACGGGTGGACAAGGTGGGAGTTCGCGGAGGAAGACCCAAGGTTTGGACCGTGTGGGTGCGCTCATATAGAAAGGGTGTATAGCGTGGCGCATGAGTTAGCCGACCTAACAACCAGAATAGCATCACTCATTTTCATGATTATTGCGATAATTTGTGCGGGTCGCGACGAGAGGCGTGGAGTTACATACGCCCTAGTCGGCATCGGCTTCGCAATAATCAACAGTTGCTACCACTAGCATGATCTCCCGCAACATGGCCCGCTGCAAAAAGTGCCTCGACGTGATCGAATCGAAGTCGGCACACGACTTAGTGAGGTGTAAGTGTGGGACCATATTTGTAAATGGTGGACATAGATACCTTCTGGCCGGTGGCGATCTCAACTTCTTCGAGGATCTTTCGGTATACAGTCACGCAGAAGTCGTTGAAGAGGAGGGAGGTGAAACAAATGACAACGAAGGAGAGGGTTGATACCTTCACGATCGAGGAGAGACTCGTCATCTTCAAGATGACCAACAACTACCAGTTCCTTACCTCGGGCTATGAGTTCGAGTTGAAGTTGCTGGACGCTCTGATGTTCGCTCCGAGGGAGGCGCAGATTCCTTTCGAGCAGGGCACGCTCCGTCCGATCTGGATGGCTCTCAAGGCTTGGCGGGATGGAAACCTGTCTACTCGCTACCGCGAGATCATGGAGGCCGAGTAATGCCGGGGAAGCCCAAGTTCAAGCCGTCCATCCGCGTGATCGAGCAGGATGGCGGGTTCGTGGTGGAGATCAATCTCTGGCAGGGGGATAGCGGGTCGTTCGTTTCGCGCGGGAATCTGAACTACCGCTCCCGGGCCAATGCGAACGCGGTGAGGGTGCAGAAGTTCATTTTCGGGAGCGAATACGAGAACCTCGACGTGAAACTCCTCCACCAGAAAAAGTAGTACACTCCCACAAGTCAGCGCCCGGTCGTCTTCTCGGCAGAATCTCGACTAAGCCCCCCTTGATCGAGGCCGATGTGACGCGGCGATCGGGCGCTTTTTTGTGGGGTATCCATGCCAAGGAAGGCGAAGTATGCAGTCGATAAAGGCAATCGTAATGTGCGGAAAACTATCAAGGCCCTGACGGAGCAGGGATTCCGTGCCGAGAAAGTAGAGTATCGCTCCCGCTTTCACACCCACGATCTATTCGGCCTCTTCGATGTCCTCGCAATCAACGAAAAAGTAATCAGGCTCATCCAAGTAAAGTCGAATGCGTGGCCATCCAAGGAGCACGCAGCCGCCATGCGGGAGTTTGTGTGCCCGGAAAACGTGATAAAGGAGTGTTGGCGGTGGGAAAGCCACATTCAGAAGCCGAGGATTATGCTTTATACGAAGGGGGATGCGGCCGAACTATGAAAGCTGGGCCATATTTGTGAAGAGATCCTCGGCATCCAAGCCGCTCATTCCCGGGCCACCCGCCGTCGTGTAGGTCACGATCAGGGCGGGCTTGTTCGAGGAGGCATCCACGGAAGAAAGGAACCGGCGCACGTCGTTCACGTCTAAGGCTCCCGTTTCCGCGAGGGCGATCTGGACACTCCCCGACCCGGCAGTAACCACCGTTTGAACGGCCGATACCGCCGCCGCATTCAGCGTCACGGTGTACGTCCGCGGGGCGGATAGGCTCGGAGTGAGCGTCCCGTAGGAAGTCCCACCCGAACACTCGTCCCAAAAGGTCTGCGGATCGCCCTCCGCAGAGAAAGCCCCCCCCCCGAGCTTGTCCGCGATGGCGAAGTCCCCACCTGTCCCATCTTGGAACGTGACCCGGATCTGGAACTGGACCTGCGTAATCGTGGCGCTCGTCGGGATCGAGCCGAACGAGAAGTCCATCCCAACCCTGTACCAGTAGTCGTGGATTGCCGGGTCGATCAGGGTGGCGAGATAGCCGAGGATGAGGGTGGTAGCGGTAGCCGAGGCGAGGGTCCATTCGTCGGAGCCGAGATCGTCGTTCGAATCCCGGAAGGCCGTCCGGTCAAAGGCGGGATTGATCGTGGCGACCACCGTGCCGCCACCCGATCCGCGGGAAAGGAGAGCCCGGGGGCTCATGCCATCCCTTGGTAGGAGTACCTCTGGGCCGTCCCGTTCGAAATGACCCAGATCGGCTTCTTGTTGTAGTTGAGATTCATTACAATGCCGTCGTGAGGGTGGAGAACGACGCCGGTGGTGGTGGTCACGTTCGAGACGAATCCGTAGTAGATGTTGGCCGTATTCTCGGAGTGAGCCTTGATAATGAAAACGGTGGTGGGGGCGTTCGCGCTGGTCGCTTGAATCTGGAGAGCCGACCCGGAAACCGTGGCCTGATTCGTGTAGGCCGTGGTCCCGAGTCCCTCAATCCCCGCGTTTTGGAGTCGGGCCAAGGTCAACCCCTCCCACTTCGAGGACCCAGAGGAGCGCGGCTTCCTTCTCTTTCAGGAGCTTCACCTCCTCCGTTGGCCCCTGTTCCCGCTCCAGAACGATCCATTTGTTGTGGATCTCCGGCCGGACCTTCTGGATCAGATCCCATGTGCCACGAGCCCGGCGGGCGAACGCCCACCCTTCGGCGTCGTACCGAAACCGCTCTCGAACCTGCCACACGGGGGACGAAAGCCACCGGAAAACGCGCCACCACCTCACGTCTTCTCCATCCAGAACCTCACCGTATTCGCACCATTCGAAGTTGCCCCAGAAAGAGCCACCGTGTAGATCCCGCGGAGTGGGATTTCAACTCCAATGTAGTCAGTACCCGTGAGAATATCGCTCCAGACCGTGGTTCCATACAGATTTGTAATGGTCACATTCTGGGTCGTTGTGCCGGATGGCGGAACCACCTCAATCCCGCGGAGAATCCCGACATTGTGGTGCATGTTCCCGCTCCCAGAGCCACCAACCGTAGTAATGGAAACGGAATCAACTGCGACCAACAAGGCCGATCTTCCTCAGCAGGGCGAGCTTCACGTCCTCGGCAGGCTCCAACTTTTCAGGGGCATCCTCTACCGGCCGAGACTTTTTGGGGAAGATGCGCGTGTATACCTCGCCATGAACAATGAGCAGAGCACCGTCACATTCCGGGTCTTTGCACAAAATCATCGGCTCGAAACTCGGAGCGCCGTCCTGATTGGTCTGCCGGTAGTCCTTCCCAACTTCAAATCGGATCTTTTCTAGGCACGCCGGGCAAATCGTTAGCCATTCATTTGCTGCAACCTTTAGGAGTGGCCATTCGCCAGTATCCTGCCCTGCTTTTCTGCCCCAAACTCCCGGCAATTTTTGTGAAAACCGCATTCCGCTCCCCTTAGTCGAAGATTGCCAGCCAGCCTTTCTTCGCGAATGAGCCAACAAACTGTCCCGTGGCCTTCCCCGCCCCCCATCCGTATCCACCCAAGATCCCGATGATAGCACCAGAAAGCGGGTCTTTTAGAAGGCCAGACCCCAATAGTGCCCCACCACCGACAGCCACGATCCACCGGAGTTTTGAGGGAAACGGGAATTTCTTCCATGCCGGGATCTGGGAAATTAGCGGCGTGAGAACCAGCACCAATTGTCCACCAGTCGTTCCTAGCGCACGAGCGGCTTCACCGGCCAACGAGATCAAGGAATCTGGATTTGCCTGCATTGTACCCCCTAGACCCCGACGATATGTTTCTTTTGAAACAGGTTCCCGGGGCAGGACTTGTAGGTTGCGAAATCGCGGTGGAACACGATCTGCTCCTTCGCGATCGAGAACTGCCGCATGAGCGGCACGAGGAGGCGCTTCGAAAGAACGGCAATCATGGCCGCCGGGGGCTCCTCCAAGTCGTAGTTCCCGACGCAACACACCCCAATTGCAAGATTGTTCATCTGGTTCTCCTTGCAATGGGCACCCGGCGTATCGAGCGGGCGACCGACCAGAACTTCATACTGGTCATTGATAAGCTCGATCCCGAAATGATAGCCGATGTCGAGCCACCCGTTGGTCTCGACGTGGTACTTCCGGATCGCCTGCCATGATACGGTCTGGCTGTCCTTCGTGAGCGAGTGGTGGATCATGATGAAGCGCCAATTCATAGCTTCCCCTTTAGATCGTCAATCTGGCGTTGCTGGTCTTCATGTTTGGCGTCATCCAGCTTTTCATGCTCATGGGTCCAAGTCTCAAGCCTTCCAATCCTGCCATTCATTATTTTCAGCATGTTGTCTATCCTAAAAAGCCCCATGACGGCAGCCAAGATAGACCCGGCTATTACAAACTGGAAAATGGCGATCCAGTCCAATTGCTTCACGGAATTCCTCTCTGCCGTCTTGCTGCACGGCGGCCTTCCCGGAGTTCGCTCCGGCTTTCTTTGTACCGCCCTTTTGAAATCAACCCCTTCCGGTACTTGTTTCGCATGGCGCGAAGGTCGCCTTGGAATTCAGTTTGAGCGCCACGCTTTGCCCGCCGGAAGCCCTTTCTCTCCTCGCCCTTGCTGATCGAATACGTCCGGATTCCGGTAAGAAGCCGCATCCCGCGGGGGGTGATCTCGCCGCGGGCCTTCCTCTGCGCCGCCGTCTCGAAGAACTCCCGGTCGAACTCGGAGACTGCCCGGAATGTCCGGGCTGCCTTGATGAAGTCCTGACTCCACGGAACCGAGGTAAAGGGGATGTTCTCTCTCCCGAGAAACCGTCCCGGCTCCCCGGGATACCGCTCGATCGGTGCGCCGGTGAAGGGTTCAACCCCGGCAAACTGGCGGATGCTTTCTTGGGCGAGTGGATTCAGCATCCCTCCCACCGCTCGGAATACGTTCCCCCCGAGGCGGGTTCGCAGGCGACTCGTCCCGAACAGATCCGGCTCGGGAGTCAAGAACTTCGTCACCTCCGAGAAGGGAAGTGTCCGCTGGAAGAAGTTGGTAAAGAGCCGCTTGTCCTCGTCCTCCCCGTAGGGGACCAGATCCATCCGAATAAAGAGCGGGTTGTTGGTGCCGGGGACTCCACTCTGGGCCTTGATATTGGAAAGGAGAAGAAGCTGGGAGTTCACCCGCCCGGGAGTCGTGCCGAGTTTCCCAATCTGGAAAGGCACATTGTTCCGGGTCCACGTATAGAACGGGAAAATAATTCGGAGGTTCTGCTGTTGCTCGTTCGTGAGGAGAGTCTTCCCGAAAATGCGAATGTCGGCCAATTCCTCGGCATTGAAAAGAGCCCGCATCACCTGATCGGAAGCCATCCGTGGGGTATACCCCTTCGACCGCCAGTACAGATAGTGAGCAAGCCGGGACTGATCCTCGATCATCCCTCCGACCTTCTGCCCTGCCCGGAGAACCGCATTTCGATGGCCGGGGTTGAGAACGTCCTGCGGCCGGAACCGGGCAAGGAGAATATCGTCCCGCGTCGGGATTTGCCGGGTCGAGCCAAACACCCCGCCTCGAAGAATCCCGGCATCCACGGCCTCATCGAACCAGCCTTGGAGGGACTTCACCTCGTCGCCCATCCGAAGCTGCTTGACCCCGAACCGCTGGGCAGCACCGGGAAGCTGAATCGCCATCGCCGCCTGATTCGTCCACGCCTGATCGGCGGCCCCCTCGCCGTTGATGTAGCGGTTCCACCCGTTCCCGAAGGCATTCTGAACGTGGTAGCCCGGCCACGGGAGAAGGGTCCACTTCCTCCAAAGATTCAACCAGTCACGGGGAACCCCGAGAAAGTCTTCCATCCGGGTCGATTTCAGGGCGAAATTATGGATGCCTCTCGCAAGCTCCTCCGGCATCGCATAAAGATGAACGTCCCCGTTCTTCACCAGTTTCGCCATGTCCGCGGACATTTCAGGGGGGAGTTTCGCAAGCGGTGTCCCGGAAATGATCTCCGCGTTGAAGAGGGCGGTCGCCTTCGCCATGTTGGCGTCGTAGGCTTCCTTCAACTTGGGGGCGAGCCCACTCTCCGCGAATCGCGCCCGTGCCGCAGCCTTCATGGAGCCCGGCACGCCAACAAGGATCTCGCCGGGACGGAGCCGGGACTGGAATGCCTCGAACGCCTGCTCGCCCACCGCGGGCTCCACCTCGCGTCCCAACTTCACCGCCGCTCGGAAACGATTCTTCGCGAGGAGCGGCCTCCCGAACTCGTTGAACATCTTCACGTAGTAATCGGAGGCTGCCTGCTTCCGGATGGAGGGCATGAAGCGATCCAGCAGGGCATTCATTACGTCCGGGTCGAACACCTGCTTCCCGAACTGTTTGTTGATTTCAATTAGGGAGCCGGGGAACCTGCGAGGATTGGCAGCACCGATTTGACCTGCTTTGGGACCCACACTCGTAAAATGAAGCCATTTCCCGGCCTCATAGGTGACGGCCTCGGTTTCTTCCGTCAAGGTGTGGGCGAGGTAATTTGCTCGGAACCTGTCAATGATCCCACGCTCTAGGTCTCCGGCCCCGATAGCCGCATTCATTGCCCGGATGAAGTCACGCTTCTTCTCGATGGTTTTCAGGAGTTCCTTGCTGGGTGGCACTCCGACCTTCGCCCCGGCATATTTGAAGACATCCTGATAATTGGCCTGCACTTCCTTGAGAATCGAGGCGGGATCGCCCGCCATCTCGACCACGGCCCCGAGATAAATGCGGTCTTCCGGCGAGAGCTTCTGAAACACGGTATGTGCATCAGCGAACAGCCGCTCCACCCGAGCACGGCCAGTTGCCTTCGCTTCTCGCCGGAAGAACCGAGCCGTACTTTTTGCAGTTTCCGAAACCTGTTCCGGGAGATCCTTCCCGGCAAACTCGACCGCCCGGATCGCCCGCTGTTTGATGTCGCCCTTGAACGCCGGGTCCACAATCCGGTTGAGGAAAGTGGCCGCGTTCCCGACCGCGCGGTTGAACCCCTGCGGGGTGCGAAGCTCGCCGAAAATCGTGTCGATCCCGAGCGCGGCCCTCTGGTTCTCGGCAAGCTGGGCTCCGATCGCGCCCTTCATTCCCGCCTTGGCCGCCATTTCCGCCCGCTGGGACTGCTCGACTATGGGGGTTAGCTTCGTGACCAGAGCCCCTTCGAGCCTCTGGGTGCGTTCCGGCTCGGCCGCCACGAACTTCTCCAGCCTCCCGGTCCGCCGGAAAGCGGCCTTCTCTTCCGCGAGTTGCCGTGCCCGACCTTTGAGGAGGTTCAAGTCCGTCTGGAGGGCGTTCATCCGGTCCACATCCTCCGGCGAGAAGACCCTCCCCCGGCGCTGCTCGCGCTGGAAAGCCCGTATCTGCTGTTTCTGCTGGTCGATAACGGCTTGAAGGTTCTTCTCTCCCTTCCGGAAAATCTTCGAGGAGAGTTCCCCCTCCGGTTGGACTCCGCGGAGCTTGGCCAACTCCTCCTTCGCCCTCGCCGTTCGGGCCTGAATGCCCTCCATGCCCTCCTGCAAGGCTTCTTTGAATTCGGGGGTAGTCCGGAGTGCCTCCTCCCCGATCGTGGGCATGGGGATGGATTCAGCGGCCTTCTCGGCCGCGATACCCTTGGGTGTCTTCGGCAGGAACTTGATCTTGTTGAGAGGGTCGAGGGCCACGGAAATCCCGAACCCGGCTCCCTGCTGGCCGAGGCGCTTCAAAAACTCTCCGAAACCGATCCCGGGCTCGAAGGGGGTTTTGACTGCTGCACCAGTCGCCGCCTCGATGACCTTCGTGCCGGGAACAAAGCCGGGTCTCTTGAACGCCTCGGCCGCCACCCTGAAAGGCGATCGTACATCGCTAAGTCCTTGCGCCGCTTTGCCTTCACGAATGTTCTGGATGGTCTGGGCAAGGCCAGCCGTCACGGCCGATGCGGGGCGGCCGAGAGCTTCACCAGCCATCCCGAGCCCGCTTCCGGAGAGCGTCTTCAACTGCTCGGTGACGGCCAGAGCCTCCCTCGGACTGTAACCCTTTGTGATTAGGCTGGTTGTAAAGGCATCGCCTAGCCCGGCTCCGACAGCTTCGATCGCCTGTCCGGCAGCGCCCATTGTCCCGGTGATCGCTTTTTGGGCACCGGCGACCAAATTTTGTCCGGGTTGGACAATCCGGTGGGCGCGGCGATAGCCTTGGGTGGGAGGTGGAGCGACATCCTCCTCCTGTGGTTCCGGAGGAGAAATAATACCTCCCACCCTTACGGCACGCCTATAACCCACGTCACTCCGTCCTGCTCACGCCAGTAGCACCAACTGGTGGCGCAACTGAACGCTTCGCAACTTCCTGTCTAAGCGCAGCAACGAAGTCCTTATATTCAGTATCCCAATCTACGTCAGTCCTATCCTTCATTGCCTCAAATGCTAGGCTTGGATTCAGTTCTTCTCCCGGCCCAAGCGTATCCGTTATGTCAAGTCTATCATCTGGGTGCATGAAGTCTTGAGTGCCGGGAAATGTAAGCATTCCAGTCGTATACATCGCGAATAGTTCAGCCTCAGACTTCCCCTGCTTCAATAGATCCACGGCGTCCGTTGGACTGCCCGCACCTCCAGCACCACGCGGATACGCCCCCGCCTTCGTCCGGCCTTCCTGCATGGCCTTGATCTGCTCCCGGATGAGATCGGTCTGGGCGGCAGTCTGCCCACGCTCCGCGCCCTCCGTCTCCAATCTCGAAGCGCCAAACTGCCCGGTCGGGAGTCCAGCCCGCTTTGCTTCCACTTCGAGTTCGAGAAGCCGCATCCCGAGAGCCTTCTTCTGCGCCATCTCCTCCGGAGTGAGAGCCATCCCCTGCTGCTCTTTCAGGTTCAGGCGTTCGAGTTCGAGTTGGATCTGGGCCTTCTCGGCCGTCCGAACCCGGTCCAACCGCTGCGCCTCGACCAACCCACCGAGTTCCTCGACGGCTTTCCGCCGGAGTTCTTCGTTCGAGAATTCCGCGGCCACATCTTCGGGGGCCTGAATCCCCGTCCCGTAGAACGCGCCCTGCGTCTTCTCGCCGCCGGGAATCGGCTGCGGAGCGGGAGTCGGGAATGTCTTCCGGACGTACTCCGGCAGTCCCGCGCCAGTTGTGAGAGCGATGTTCTCCTGCGTTGCCTCCCGAGCCTTGGCCTCCTCCGCGAGACGACGGCGCTCCTCGGCCGCCGCCGCGTACCGATCACGGATACCAAGTTCCGTTTCGAGCCCGCGGGTTTTCGCGGCTTCCTCCTGCCGAAGCGCCCGCTGGATGGCAGCACTCCGCCCCAACTGCTCCAGAAGGAGGCCGACATTCTTTTGCCTGCGCGCGGGGTCCGCTTCGGCGAAGCCCGCAACGCCACCGAGGGCGGTATCAATGAGGAAGTCCCTGATCCCAGCCATTACGGCTCAGGCCCTCCGCGGGGATACCCCGGGTTCGTATTGCTGCTTGCAATATCACGCAACTTCTTCAACCTGTTTCGCTCGCGCTCCTCCCGGAAGGTCTTGATAGCCTGCGAGAAAAACCCTTCCCCTTGCTGGCCACCGCCACCTCCACCCCCACCGAGCGGCTCATAGCGTGCGAGCCCGAGCGCCTTCTCCAATTTCTTCTGCCCGAGATTCAACCCCATCTGTCCAAGGGCTGCGAGAAGAGGAAGCATGGTTACGCCCTCCCTTGCTGCGCCCGGCGCTGCTTTCCGATGATCGCCATTTGATTCTGGAATTCCTGCTCACTCATGAGCCCGGAGATCCGCGCTTGGAAGAGACGGTCCTCCGCGGCTTGGAGAGCCTCCTCCCGATTCCTCCGCCGCTGGATCGCCGAGGAATACCGCTCCTGTCCGAGTTCGCCGAGTTGGGATTCGAGTTCGCGACCGATCCCGCCGAGCCCTTCCAGTTGATTTCGAACATCAATCCCGCTCCCCAGCAACCCCCGCGAGGAAGCGGACTGCGATAAATACCCCGAAAGCTGCTGGGCCGATTCCCCGGCATTCCTTCGAGCCTGACCTTGCAGGCTTTCAAAAAGACTGGCCTCCTCCGGCGACTCCTCCAAAGATGGGAGCCCGCGGAGGAGATCCTGATAGGCCCCCTGATACCCCGTGTCGTACTTCGGTAGGCCGGGGATGGGCGGCGGTCCACCCGCATTCGGATCGGACGGCCCCTGCGTGCCGGGGTTGTATCCATTCTCCCGGCGCATCTGGTCGGTAGGGCCGCCCATTCCACGGCGTCTCCGGCGGCCCGCCTCCGAGAAACGATCAAAAGACCCGTAGGGCATCGCCTACCTCACTTCTTCGCCGGGCTCAGGCGAGAACGAATCCCCGCGATTGCGCGGGAGAAAAATCCCTCGCCCTTCTTCATGCCACGATTCGTTACCTTGACCCCGAGCGAGTCCGGCTTCGGCTTCATGAAAATGCTGGCCAACCTCTCCGAAGCGGGATGGCCGCCAACAATCCCCTTCTGGACCTGCACCATCTCGCCCGTCTTCTTATTCCTCTCATAGAAGGGCATCGTTCCTCCTATCCCACGTAAACGGCAACATCCACTACCTGCCCTGCCGCCGCAGCGATTAGATATACATTCGTAACATCGTACCACTTCGATGCCGCAGCCCGAGTCGCTGCGGAAGAGAGGGCCACGATCCCGCCCGTCGTCTTGTTTGTAATCTCAACCCGACTTGGCATGGCCGCGAGTCCATGCGGAAGAATCACCTCGGATGTCCCGATTGTCTGGTCGTAGAAAACTGCGACGTGGAGCTTGGTATAGGCAATGTTCGCATCGGCCGCAATATTGAAATCCTTCAACTTCTCGACCGCATCCGCATTCCGGCGAAGAGACCGCGCGACTTCGCGTGGCTCCTGCCCGGTGACGGCTGGGATCGCAACCCGATTCGACATTCCTAGATCGCCTTGTCGTCGGTGGGAAGTTCCAGAACTCGATACCCGATCGCGAAGTCAACGAGATATAGGCCCTGTGTAAGTCCGGAATCAGAAACGAGCCTCACCACGAATCGAAACTTTGGCCCAACCTTTCCGGCTGGGAACCGCTTCAATTGCCACTTCTTTAGAGATAGGTTTACGTCCGTGAAGGTTGTCTCCAGCCCGGGATCAACTTGATAATGAATCGAACATGGGGTCGTTTGGCCCCCGGCGAAGGCGTACTCCATCACAACTAGATATTTCTCAATCTGCTTCATGTGGATTGGCTCATCAAAATCCACCGGGCCAAGCCACACATCCGCCTCGAAGGCCCCATTGTAATCAAGGCATTTCGGGTCGCTCTCCACGGCAGTTAGAACTCCCGGGTTGATCGTGATAGACGCCGCGTAGAAGGTCTTGTCTTGGAGCCCGGCAAAAGTCCCGCCCGCCTTCCTTCCCAACTTCACCGTCTCGAAATCGTAGGCTTTCTGGGTAGGAGAACCCGGAGCCTGCCCCGTGTGGCGGGTCCATCCACCCGTCTTCAAGTCCAGAACGATTGCCGCACTATTCGCGCTATCGGCCCCGCTGTCGTCGTAACAGAAGTAGTACCGATCATTGAAAACGATCCCGACCGCCTTCGTCGGGGCTCTGTTGCTGAACGACCCCGCGAATCCGAACGCATAGGGGCCTATCTTCCGGGAAAGCAGGTTCGGGAATGGAGTACCATCGAAAACATAGACGCCATCGTAGGACGCGAAATAGATTTGCCCGTTGTATTGGACGATGCTTCGCGCCGCGATGGACCCCTTGTCGGGGACCACCTTCCGGAGTGTCCAGTTGCTCGGCGAATCCCCGTAGAGCCCCCAAATCGACTTCTGCTTGAAGATGTAGAGAATCCCATCCATCGAGACCAGCCCGGTGATCTCGTCGTTGGATTCCCCCACATCAATGAAGTTGAGGGTCTCGAACTGGTCCGGGAAACCAAGGTTCGAGAACATGATTCGATTGTAGTGAATCTCGCTGTACGCGGCAGAATGTGGCCCGCGAAGGTGCCCAATCCACATGCGATCCTGATGGATCTCGTTGTAGGACGCCTTGGGAGGAAGAATGACCTGATCGTTCAGGGTCCGATTCAGAACAACCGTGGTGTCGGCCGTGGAAACAGTCTGCGCCACGAGCGCAGAGTTCCCATTCGAGGCCACGCTCTTTTCCCAATAGTAGGTAGAACCGCCAACCAATGTTCGATAAATGTGGTAGTTGGCGACGGCGGCCTTATTCCAGTAGTTATTGATGGCTGGAATGTCGAACTGAATCTGGTCGTTGGCGGCGCAAGTAATCGCGCCGGAGTCGGCACTCGGAACGCCCTCGCCGAGAGAAACTAGGGATTCCGGATCAATGTATTCCACGGTGTACTTTACGTGGTAATCGCCAGCAGAAAGAGCCCCGCCAACGGGGGTTGTAATGTTGGTAATCACGCCACCCGCCGGATTCCCGATAATCTCCATCTTGGAGTCGGTCCCGCCGCCGATCGTCACGCCATTCCACTTCACATTGAATCCGCCCGTGGCCCCGGATGAAACGGATGGCGCATCCCCCACGATGTAGAGAATGTTCCGGTAGACCTTCGCCATCTGCCGCTTTCCGAGGACGAAGGGATCTCCGGCCACTCCAGCACCATCCGGTGGAAGCGGGAATTGGAGGGTCGCCCCCTGCGTCACCTGCGTCCATGCCCCATCATCCACGTAGAGATGGGTCCGATGAGCCACGACACCGCGGACTGTTCCGTTCTGGAGTTCGAGGTACTCGATCAATTCGAACGGGACCGCCGTTCCGGCAGGCTTCGTATAGGCGCTCGCCTGCAATCCGAACCGCATGGCGAGGCCGCCACCCTCGATAATGTTGAAATTGATAATGTCGGCGGCTTCGTTGTCTGCATACAGCCCGAGGGTAAGCCCGCCACCAAGTTCCCGGTTCACCCCGCCCGAGAAATTGCGCCATCTTTTCCAAAGAAGTTCGCTCGCCATTACTCCACCGAGAACTCATTCGCGTAGAAATTGTCGTCATCCTTGACCACTTGGAACCGATCCCGATACTTCATGGTCGATTCCTTGGCCATCTTCCGGGCCTCATTCCATCTTTCGAAATAGAATCGAGCCATCTGCGGATTCCCAAGCCACAACCAGCATTCCGATGTGGCAAAATCTTGAAGCGGGCCGAATGCCTCCGGAACTACTTCAAGGGTTTGAAGATCCGTCGTAAGTTGGGCCAACGTGAAATCCACCGGGATTTTCCAGTAATTGATTATGAGCGTGCTCGAAGTTGTCGTATCCGGAATCGGGAAGAGGGTGATCGTTTCCCCCCATAGGCTGTAATACTTCGGCTTCCCGGTCTGGGTGATTGCCTGTCCGTCCGAATTCAGGGTCGCCAACTCCCGGTAGTCGATCCACGCGCATCTCCGGCCGTAGCAAGTCACCCGGATGATCTTTCCAATGTCGGTCGCCACCGTGTAGGCGGCGGTCCCGGAGGTAACATCGGTCGTCTGGGTGCCTTCCAGAAACTCGCCCTCATTCGCGTATTCACGCCACGCCCGGCTCAAAAGCTGGATGATTTCGAGATCCGTGAACCTCCCGGCATGGGTATCCGTGAGGGCCGACCGGACGTTCGAGACCAACTGCTGGAGCGTTGCGAAGGCCATTTAGCTCACCTGCGACCGGGGAGCCCGCATGGAATCTCCGACCAACCCCACGTCCACATTCGAGGTGTAGGAGTTGAGGATTGCCGCGAGATTCTCGTTGTACTCCGCCCGAAGCGCCGCCGAAGTCGAGGTGTCGCCAATCTTCATCCTCGCCCGAGCCTCCGCATAGAGAACCATGAGCGGGTGGACATGGAGCGGGAGGATAGAAACGTCGTCTACACGCCCCAACATCCCCGTGACAACCGCCTTGGTGAAGGCGTCGTTCGTCCCGACCGTGAGCCTGCTGGATGCCGAGGTATAGTCCGTCACGATTCTTTTCTGGCCTTCAAGTTCCGCCGTTGTGTCCGCAGCCCTTTTCACCAGCGTAACTTCACATCCATTCCAAAAATCGTCAGAATAATTCGTGGAAAACCCGGCGGTAGATTCAACCGTAGTCGTTGACCCGCCAGATGTAGTGAAGGCCAATGCCTTGAATCGGTTGAGATCCCGTGGCCGCCGAATATATGTAATACGCAAATTGCTGGTTCCCGCACCCGGGGTTGGCTTGAGACCGATCTGCTGGCCGGTCGTTGTGAGCACTCCCGACGCCGCTGCCACGCCACCCATAATGTAGAAGTAGGGATTCGTGGCCGACGCCGCGTAGTTCAGGTTGGTATCGAGAGCCCCGCGATCCCGCATGGAAATCTGCTTCGCCTGCTTGTAGGCCGTGGCTCCAGCCGAGTCATACTCCACCTGCACGATGTCCAGAAAATCGTCAGGAAGGGGCTGGAATTCGGTCGCCGTCGTGCTCCTCGTAACTTGAAATGTAAAATAGGCCCGCTGCGTGTTGACCAGCCGGGTCGCGAGTTCCTGCTGCGCCGAGTTGAGGGCTCCAAGAATCTCGTCGTCCGTGAACCTCTCCACGGCGATGTCCCCCGTCCTCGACCGGACATCCGAAATCATCTGGGTGACGTTCACGTTCCCTCCTTACGGCACAATTCGAATGGGCTCATTCCCGTGCGTCCCGACATAGTTGGCATTCGCCGCGGAAATCCCATTCATATATTGCTGAAATGCAAAATTGGCCTCGTCCGGTTCCCGCTCGAATCGTTTGGCCACATGGACCGCGTACTCCACGATCAAATGGTGGTACTGAACCGGGACGATCGAAGTCTGGGTCCCGGAAATGTCGGATGGGAGTTGCACATATCGAAAAGTCACGTTCCCCGCCACGTTCCCGGGCCGAACATTCAGGAACCCATCCGAAAGCCATCCGATCGGCGAGTAGACCGTGACCCCGCGGGCATACTGGTCTGCGGCAGAAAGTGATTTATCGAATCCACCCGCCGAGGGGATAATCCGAATCGGCACGGACTCGTTGTACCCGGAAAAGGCGGCGTGGGCGGAAATGATTCGAACGAAATCGGCTGGCAAGGCCACCGTTCCGTCCGTAGTGGTGAGCGCCGTGGTGGCGGAGTCGGCAATACACCCCGTTGCCGAAGTCGGACCCACGAGGGCATCCGGGACAAGGCGGCTCACCACGTCCCGCTGGCCGTCGTTGATCCAGCGGATGATCGCATCGCTCGCGAAGAAGTTCGCGGTCGTTTCCGAGATCCGATCACGAACGCTGGAAACCATCCCCGCGAGGTTCATTTAGATGTCCTGATAAAGAAGGACTGCATATGTATTGGCGGCAGATCCAGTAACAACAACCGTGGTGGCCTGAGAAGACGGATACCGTACTGGAGGGTTATATTCCACAACGCATGGAATATTCCCGAAAAATCCAGCGACATCCTTCAAGGTTCCGGCCTGATTGAAAAGAACGCTATTCAATGTGTTTGTCGCTCCAAACTGCCCTGCCCGGAACCCATAGACCACCCTCACGTTTTTGCTTGTATTTGCATTTACTGTGAGAGTAATCGTGGTGGCGGCGGCAGAAGATGCGGCAACAATCGTCGTGGTATATGGATTCATCCAACGCTCTCCAATTCTTTCACTTCCTCAACTTCCTGCTCCGGACCAAGAGTGGCCAATTCCTCGTGCGATCTCTTTTCGGCCTTCAAGACCCACTCTTTCCCAACCGCAATGTCGCCATGCTCCAATGAAATCAATTTGAGTGACGGAATCATCCGAATCAAATTCCGGAGCCTCGTATCGCTGAATCCGGTATGGTGCTCATCTCCGGGATACATATGGGCTCCATATATCCCCCACCAATTCGTAGTTTTGGTCTCATCCTCTCGGAGCGCCTCTACGAACCACCAAAAGTCGGGAACGCGAATTTCCATCGTCCCGCCCGGCTTGAGAGCCCGCGCCCACGAACGAAGCGTACCGACCGTTTTCATGTGCGGAATATGTTCCAGAATATGGGAGGCATAAATTTCATCCGCCTTCCGCTGGAACCGTGGCTCGACCCAATCCAGATTACTCACATCTTCGAGGACATCCTGATGGGTCTCGGGATTCGAGTCCACGCCGATGAACCCGGGCTTTTTGTTGAACCCGCATCCAAGATCAAGCCGAATCGGGGCATCCTTGTACTTCTCGGCATCTTCATGTTTCGGCCGCTCATACCATTTGTGGCCAGCAGGCGGGACAGCCCGAATGATGTTTCCCTGAACCCAAACCGGGCAATCCACGGCGGGGTCATACATGAATTCCGTGCCGGTTTTCACGTCGATATGGGCGCATTGAATCCCGGTATGGATAACGGGGCGGACACCCAATTCTTTTTTGCAGCGAGTAAGGAAATAGATGTCCTCCGTCATGACTCCGGGAACCCCCTGTCGTAGCCCCAGAGAAGTATCTTCGGTCTTGAAAAATGGAAGATCAGGATTCGATTCCTTGAGCCTCCGGAACACTCCCGTATCAATCAGCGTACAGCCCATCCCACACGAATCCACGTCGGTAAGAACGTCTGAAAACTTCCACTCCTGATACCCGGCCATATAGCCATCTTTGAAAATCAATGGTTCTGGCGGGTACGACTTCGAATAGTAAACAGCCGCAGCGATGTCAGTCTTCAAGGCATAAAGAACGCCCAAAGATTCCCGCGGAATGGCAACGTCATCGTCACGGAAGAAAACGTATTTGTATCCATCTCTAATTGCCATTTCCGCAATCTGATTCCTAGCTTCCGCCACCAGTTGCCCGACTACAAAGGCATACCCGATAGTCGTGTGGATCGGAGTAGACATCATCAGTTGGGACATGAAGACTTTCCAATTTATCATTCCAAATGTTGGAATGCCAATCAGCACGCCATCCCTTGGGTCTGTTGGATTCAAGACATTGATTGCCGACTGATTCTGTGTTGGACTAAATCCCATTTCCCTCGCACCCTTTTGGGGGCGGAGCCTTCGCCCCGCCCCCGGTTTAGGTTATCCGAAGTAATTGATGAGCTTGACCGTGAGCGTAGTCGTGGCATCCGACGCTGCGGAAGCCAAGGCCACCCCGCACGGAACGGCCTCCACGATGTTCGAAGCGTGGGAGACGTATCCAACAACGCCGCCAGCGGTTCCCGGAACAACAAGCTGTCCCGCTGCCACCGACACTCCGGACTGGAACCGCACCGCCACGGTATCGGTCATGGTGATGAATCCAGTTCCGGAAGCGGCAATGGACGCCTCGGCCACACCAACAACTACGTCACCAGTCGCCGCCACCTGCTCCACGGTGTACCCGTTCGTTGCTGCCGAGAGCCGAACCGCCGCGCTCGCAGAGATCGCCGCCCCCGCGCTCGCGACCATCTTCACCGTTCTCCCATTCCTCGTAACGAACCCGAGGTCTCCGGGGGAGGTCCCGCTTGAAGCATCGCGGAGATCGAAGATGGTTTTGATGTTTTCATTCGCCATTCTCGATCACCTCCTTACGAAGTAATGCCCGTGACCTTGCCCATAGCGCGGGGCATGTCACAGACAAGCTGGAGATAGGTGAAGAAGTACCCGTTCATCGCGTCCTGATTGACCGGCTTCCGCCAGCCATCGAACTCGATGGGGGCTCCCGTCTGCTGATACAGGTCCAGATGATTTGTATTCAAGAAATACAAAGTCTGGGCCGTGGCATCCGGGTCCCACACGATCGGCTTCGTCATGAACGTGATATTCGGGAATCCAGCATTCGCCATCTCCGTATCCTGATACCGCTGATTCGTTGCGAGAAGCGAATGATAGATAGCCCAAACAGCAGTCGTCGTGACTCCCATATCCGGAGCTTCATTCTGGGCATTTGTGGAGGCCGCGAGATAGACACCAAGCATGTCATTCAAGTCGAGGCTTCCGCCAACTGCCGCAGCGATAGCCGCCGAATTCGGCTGCCACCACGTATTGGTCGTGGAGTCGATCCCGCCATAGGTACGGCTGGCGGAAACGATGTGCGGCATTCCGGTAATCCCCTTGTTCGCCGGGGAGTCACCATTCGTGGACCAGAAATCGGCCTGAATGGCGTTCAGAATTCCGCCTTCGGCAATCTGAATCTTGGCCTTCACAAAGTCGAAAACCCTGTGCTCGCCAGCATTCAGTTTCATTTCACGGCCCGAGATCGCCGTCTGGCCGTAATATTGCCGCCAGTTGAACTCGACTGCCGTGATTTCGTCCTGAGCCGCCGAGGGAAGAACATCGAATCCCTCGAAACGACCCCCAACACCGGCCTTGTATCCAAGTGGGTGAACAATCTTCACCCCGCCCTGAACCTTCGGCCCCTTCTTGTACAACTTCATCAGCACCGGACGTTTCGTATAGATGTTGTCCGTCATCCGCGGAACGAAGTATCTCCTCGTTGACGCGGTTAGCTGATCGTAGTTTGTGGTTGGGAGAGCCAAGTCCTAGTTACTCCTCAGTCGGAGGACCGCCCCACGAAAGATTTTGAAATTCCTTCCGAGCGATTTCCTCAAACTGTTTCGGAGTGAGAGTTCGGACATCGACTTCACCGGCCCCTCGTCCCTGCCCCGGCTCAACCGCAGCGGGGCCTTTCTTCTCGACCCCGGACTGGAGTTCCCGCATGACAGTTTCCTTGTGGGCAGCCAATGCCGAATCGCGGTAATGCGTCCAGAAGACATCCAGCGGTCGGCGATTTTCCTGCTCCACGAGATCAAAAATCTCTTCTTGGAGGGTGTCCCACTCCAAAGAAGGAAACTGCTTTTTGAGGGTTTCCATATCCTCGTCAATTACTTGGTTGGCCTCATTGGTTCGCTGGTCGGTGAAATACGATTCCACCTGTCGCAATTTCGCGGCCACCTGCTGAAAGGCCGGATGTTTCGTGATGTCGAGAGGTGCTTCCTCGCCATCTCCGGGTCCGGGTTCCGGCTGGGTTTGGCCGCGGAAGAATTTTTGAACGTGCTCAAGAAACGCGGCGTTACTTTCGAGTTCATCGTAGAGGGCTTCCACGCGCTCAACTCGATCGCGCCTCGCCTTGATCTCGTTCATCTTCCTTGTATAGTCCGACTGGCGCAGCCCACCCCGAATTGCTTCCCTCACTTGGTCGATACTGTATTTCTTTCCATCAATATCGAACTGCTGTACTGCCAGTGGGGGTGCCGCAATTGTGGGTGCGCTAACGGAACCCGGAGTCTCGGTTTTCCCTGCAAACTCGTCGGAGATCCCGCGGATTTCCTCCGGAGTTGGCCCGCCCGAGGTGTTCTCAGGTGTTGGCATTCATTACCTCGTTGGCGCTCCAAATGGAACGCTTTTGGGAGCCGTAGGAGAAGCAGGTTCCGGTTCGGGCTTCCCCTGCGAACTGGCCTGTCCGTAAATTTCCATTACGGATTGCATGAAATAGTCAAGATCGCCCTGCGCCCCCGCTGGATTCTGGGCAATGAGAGCTAGGGCCTGATCGAGAACCGGGCGAAGCCCACCTCCACCCGGTTCCCCTTCGGCGGCCTCATTTTCACCACCGGGAACGTCATAGGACTGGTCCATTGGCATTACTTTTTCCGCCTTTTCTTGATCGCCTTGTCGTAATAGCTTTTTGAATGAGCCTTCCCGATCCGTTCCGGCAGATCCGCCCCCTTCGGCGTCTTCTCCTCGAATTCACGGGCAATTTTCGGGTGCCGCGCCCACATGAACCTCCGCTGGGCGTCACTTTTCCACGGCAGGAGGACCACCCCCTTCTGGGGCAGGCGGGCCACCGGCCATCGCCTGCATCAATGCGAGCCGCTCCTTCATCGCGAGTTTTTGCTGGATCGTGGAGAGGAGTTGCTCCTTCCCTTCGAACTCGGCCTGATCGAGAAGCACCTTCACGGCCGAAATCGGGTCGAGATTCACCAATTTGTCGAACATGAGCACGCCCTGCTGGAACTTCTGGGCCTTCGAGGAGGCAAGGGAGGCCCCCGCGGTCGCTTCCACGTCGAACTGCCCCTGAATCATCTCCGGGGAGACATTCAGGAAGTCCATCTGCCCGGCCGCGTCCGTAATCCGGACGACACGATCCTCGGTGTAGAACTGCTGGACCCTCGAAACGATGAGCCGCCCGGCACGGGTGAGCGTTGCCTCCAAATTCCGAATTTTGAGGCGAATCCGGGTATGCGCGGCCTCTTGGAGAGACTCGATCGCGACTCCCGCGGTGATTCCAGCGGGCTTTTTCCCTTGGGTCACGTCATGGACCCCGCTCACCCGGTCGATGTCCTCTTTCAACTCGATAATCGCGTCCATCACGTACCGTGGGAGAGGGGCTCCCGACTCCCGCTTCGGCCATTCGAAGCCGGGAGTCACCTCGATCACGAGTCCGGGCTGGTTGGTGAGCATGTCGGCATTGAATGTCCCGCGCGTACCCACCCAGATCCCATTCGTCATGAGATTCGCGTTCTCGATCACGAGCGCCATCAGCTTATTCGAGGCTTTTTGGAGGCCGATCAACTCCTCGGGCTCCCCGCGACCCCAAAATTCATCAAGGCGCTGGTAGTCATAGAAAAGGGCGAAGGGCATCGCCTGATCTTCGTAGGGAGTCGGCCGATCTTGAATCACCTGATCCCCGATGATGGTCGTGACCCACAAACCCTCGTCGGTACGGTGCCAGCATTCGAGGACTTCGACCGTTTTGGAGGTGGGGATACGTTCCCGGGGAGCGCGGACGAAATTCACTCCGTCTGTGGACGCGGCTGATCCCGGTCCAGTCACCTGATAGCCGACAAACGAGGAATTCGCCGCGCTCTCCGTTTCAATATTCAGCATCGCCGCCTCGGTCCACTTCCGGAGTAGCTCTTTCTCGCCGCTCGCCTGTGCAATCGCTTCGCGAGCCTGTGGATAGCGCCGGAGAAGGACCGAAATCGGGACCATCGAACGGTGAATCACCCATTGGGCGTTCTCGATGGTGGTGGCGGCAGGATCGGGGAAGAGATTCGTGGGCGGAATCGCTGTAACCCGGACATCTCCGAAGGGGAGAATTGCAGGGTCGAACACGACCTTGAACGCCCACGTTCCGAGGATGAGTCCCCCTCGGCAAACATCGACCAGTTTTTCATCCATGTTCCCGCGGGACCATATGTATTCCACCACGCGCTCCATGATCTCGGCGCTCCGGGCGTCCTGTCGTCCGCGGGGAAGGATCTTGATGGTGGGGGACTGGTCGGTAAGGATGGGAAGAACGGTTTCTACCGTCGAAAAAACGAAATTTGCCTTGTGGGAGACTCGGTAGGAAGGACGGCGGGTTCTCCAATGATTGCCATTGTAAAAATTGATGGATTCTTCCCAGATCCGTTCGAATTTCTGTCGGCTGGCGCGGGAATCATCGAGGAGGGAACGCCATTTCTGGGCCGTATTGCGGGCGTCCGTGGACGATCCCGCGTTGGGAACGACGGGAAGCGGAGCATTGAGGGGCTGGAGGCCGCCGATCATCCCATTGGCTCCAGAGGATGCTCCCGCTCCCCATTGATTCTTTTCAAGGTCTCCCTTTTCTGCCTCCGGGACCGGATTCGCTTCCCAATCCCGTAATCAAAGTGCTCCTCCAAGTCGAGGATCACGTTGGGCTTGGCTTTGAAAGCCACCTTCCCGGGGCCGCCGCACTCGGGGCATTTGACATCGGGGAGGTCTTCCATCTTTTCGAAGTCCTCCCACTCGAAGTCGCATTCCTCGCAGTAAAAATCGTAATTCGGCACGGCATCATCCCTCATACCAATCAGTTGCGGTATCTCGGAATACTTCCTCGAAGATAAGCCTCTCCCGTGGATTGTCAATATCTGAATTTTTCTGCTCTCCGCGAACTTGAACTTGGAACTCGTTCGGGACAAAGCAGCGGTTCATTCCGCCGGGGAAGGCGAGTTGCTGGATATAGGAGAGGGCGTCGATCAAGTCTTCGTGCTTCGTCTTCGGGTAGTGAAGAAGCTCCTCCTCCAACTCCACGAGGCCCGGGGCATGGAAGATGTCCCCGTTCGCATAGATCGGCGCAAGTCCTTTTATCCGAATCTCTTTCGAGTTTTTCGTGGCATTGTCGGCATTCAATGGCTTCACGACCCACCACCGGCCAGAAGCCCGCATCCGCTTATCCCACTCCCACTTGACGCTCTTCTGGAAGGAGGTGGACTCAATCCCGATCACGTCCGGGTTGTGGCGGCAGGCCATCTCCCAGAGAATGTCCAGCCGCTTGTCGGGGTTGAATCTCCCCGCAATCGCTTCCGTGACATAGATTTGGTTGTTGTTGGTGACGATGACGTGGACGAAGGCGGAGCGGTCGCCGTCCCGTTTGTCGGTCCATGCCGGGTCGAGGAGGATGTAGCTGGTCCCCGGGGGGGCTTTCCCCTCGTAGACCTTGATCCACTCCGGTCGGAAGATGGCGTTTTCCGAGGAAATCGGCTCGTTTTCGTACTGGCAGGCGAACCGATCCAGCCCGAGTTCGAGTTGGATCTGGCGGATCTTCTCGACGGGGAATTCGGTCGGGAAGAGGGGGACCTCCCGGGCCTTGTCGATCCAGACCGACTTCCGGTAAGTGGGCCACCCCGCCTGTTCTTCGAGAAGCTGGTACAGGTCATCGAACGCCCACCGGGTTCCCACGACAAGCCGCTCGCAGCCCGCCCCCACGTCCTCGATCGGCTTCAACTCCCGGTGGTGGTTGATGACTTTCTCGATTCCCTCCCGAGTCTGGGTATTGATTTCGGTGTGAAGGTCGTCTTCGATAATAAGAAGGAAGTGGAACCCCGTTTTCGTCACATCAACGGACCCCGCCATGATGGAGGGTGCGGCCACCGATGCCGGTTTCCAATCAATGTGAAGCTCGGTTTGTGTCCACTTCCTCCCGCCTTTGCTGGCGAATGTGTGCATGGGCTCCCCGGTCGGGGAGTAGGCATCGAGGGCTCCGGACTCGATATGAGCGCGGATCTCCTGCAAGAATTTCTTCGTGAGGGCGAGATTCCCGGAATCGAGATAGATCGTGAGTCCCGGGTCACGAATGAGTCGCCAAAGAGGGTAGGCGACCGAGGAAATCGTGGACTTGAAATGTCCACGGGGCATGAGAACTAGCTGGCGGCGGTTTTTTTCAAGGTCTTGGAGGAGAAGGCAGAGCGGTTCGTGTACCGCTCGATCAAGGCGGGAGTAGCCGAGAACGTACTTTGTGAAAAAGTATAGTTCCTCGCGACCTTGCGCGAGAAACTTCTTTTCCTGCGCGGTTGGGACGCGCCTTTTGGGGCGTGTTTTGATCCGCCGTCCCTCCATTGGAGAGATGCCCCCGGCGGATCTGGCGCTGGGGAGAGTCTAGTTAGTCTGGGTCTTCGCCCGTTTCCTTCATGAATTGTGGCATTCGCATTTCGGAGAAGTCCCGACCCGGGGCTCCGGATTCACCCGTCGCCTCCAAGTCCGCCTCCTCCTCCTCCGTCCGGCGGATCACCCGCGGCTGATTCGTGTAGGTAATCTTGACTTCCTGTTTCGAAATATACTTCACGACGACGCCCACGCCCGTCCCGACGAGAGCGCCGCCGATCAGAAAGCCAAGAAAAAACGCTACGAATTCCGGGGCCACGGCTTATTCTTTCCGTAACTTTTCAGCACTTCCCAAACTTGTGAATTCTCCGGCCACGGTCGCGGAGTCCATGTATGCCCGCACCGGGAACATTTCCCGAGAATCAATTCATCTGTGGGGAGCACGAACAGACACCTCGCACATTGGGTATGAAATGGCAGATTTGGGTCGGAATTCGACTTCGCAGGACCCGTTTCCGGATGGCTTCGAGTCGGGACCTTCGTGGCTACCAGCCCCAAGGGGACCAGAACCAGCTTTTTCAGGACATCGCGGCGATCCATCTACCGCCTCAACCACCACCACCAGTCAAAGGCCAGAACCAGATTCAGTAGGAACCACTTCATGTTGTTCCTCCAGTTTCTTCCCGCAGGTTGGGCACGTCGCGACCACCTGTCCGCAGGTCGGACAATGGCCGCAAGGAGGCACCACCATCGGACCCGGATGCCACGGATACCAATACGGGAGATACCAGTTGGGGTAGTAATAGTGGGGGGAAATGTAATACTTGATCGCCTTCGATGCCGTCGTTCCGGGTGAATAATTCACAGACATACTTTGCACCCCATGTCCCGCAACATCATGATGAAGATTTTCACCGCCACCTTGTCGGGGATCTCCGTGTCCCCGATCTGATAGATTTTCGGGATGTCCTTCGCGATCCGATTCTTTGCGAGTGGTCGCTTTTTCAAATTCCTTGGCGAGAATTCGCTCAGCCTGTCGCCACAAATCTGACACTTTCCGTTTGGCTGGGCTCTTGCCTCGTAACTGACGTGGCACTTCTCACACACCAGCAGTTTTCCGCGCACCTCCGCCTCGCTTCGCACCCAAGTATCCCGCCTTCCGGAGAAGGTTCGCCACCTTCTCGGGCTCCTTGTGGATAACCTTGTGGAGAGTCGGAGGAATCCGGCCCGCGAGGAGAAGCATTTCGTCCGGATCGTAGTCGCACGCCTTGGCCAAGAGAACCAATACTCCGTTCTGGGGAGGGCCGACCCGCCCCGCCTCGATCGCCGAGAGGTACGACTGCGAAATCTTCGCCGCCTTCGCGAGCACGCCCTGCTTTAGCTCCGCACCCTCACGGATCGAGATGACCAGCTTCCCGAATTCCGAAAACTGACCATTCGCTTCCTTCTTCTTCCGTGCCATTGATTCCTCCTATGTGCCTCCCTGCCCGGGACGCTAGAGCCCCGCCAAATAGACTGTCAAGAAAATATTGCAGTTATGAAAAATCCTTGACAGGCCATTTTCCGCGGAGAGAACGTGCGAGCTTTCCCCACCTCGGAGGGTGCCCATGACGCGAGAACTCCAGATCCTCCTCGACGTTTTCTACCCGAAGCCGGACCCCCTGATCTCCGCCGAGGAGCGCGACCGCCACGACCACCTCGACCTTCTCAAATTCTCCCACCCCGAACTCAAACAGGAGGAGGCTCGGGTCCGCTTCCGCCTCCTCTTCGAAGACCGCCCCGATACGTGGTTCCTCCAGCGCCTCGAAGCCATCCGCGAGGCCATGAATCCCACGCATGGAAAGTAAACGGGAAGATGTTGCCAATGCGTTATTTCCATCCACAACAGCAGGATCTTTCCCAGATCCCGGAACTCTCGGAGAGAAAAATGAAAGACTTCATGAACAAAAACCCGGGGAAGGTTATCCCGTACAAGAACTTGGCGAGTTCCTATCAAGCGACACCCCGAGCATGGACTTCATCATTCGAGACCTTCTGGGGGCCGGACAATTCGGTATTCTCGCTGCCGAGCCCCAAGCCGGTAAAACTTGGCTCCTCCTCCACGCTGCCATCTGTCTTGCCCTCGGCCAACCCTTCTTGGGTGAGTTCTCTGTACCAAAAAGAGGACCCGTTGTCTTCATTTCTCAGGACGACCAAGATTCAGACCTCCGGGATAAACTATCCCAACTTCTATGTGGTATCGGGATCGCCGGTATTCCCGACTTCTATATCATCCCAAACTGCGGATTCAACGTCGCCTCGAAAGAATTTGAAGATTTACTGGTAAAGTTCCGCGCCATACGCCCTATCGCTGTCTTCATCGACACCTACCGCCTCATCCATACCTTCGAAGAAAACGACGCTACCGCTATGACCTACGTAAATACACTCCTCCAACAAATCTCTACCCACTCCGGAGCCGCCGTCATGTGCGCCCACCACCTCCGGAAACCATCCCGAGAAGCAATGGGCGGCGCTATCCACCGCATCCGCGGCTCCTCCGCAGAAGTCGCCGATGCCAAAGTCGTCTGGTCCATCGCCTCCGAAGTCTCTGCTTATCCACCACCTGTACTAGAACGTAAAACTAGATTCGATATACCAAAGTTCAAGGGTGGATTCAATATGCCGGGATTCTGGTACAAACTGATCTTGAATGCTGAAAATCACTCCGCAATCATCACCTACGACGAAAAAGCCGGTAAAGAAAGAGAGACTGTGGAGATGGAAATACTCCTTCTCCTCGGAAACGGGCAGCGCCACAAGATCCACGAGGTAATGGCCCGCGCTCAGTCCGCTTGCAAGGTCTCCGATCGCTGGGTACGCGGTGTCCTAAAAGGACTTATCGACTCCCAGAAAATCGTCCAGTTCGGCAAAGGCAAGAAAATCGAATACGCCCTCCCCGGCATGGCCTCCTTCGATGACCAAGGCCGGATTGATCTCGCATGATTCCGGAACACTTTCGGAACAGCAGCTACTTTCCACGACCGTTCCGGAATCCTGTTCCGGAACCGGCAAGTTATTGCTAAATATAGCAACGGTTTGTGGAACAAAACGCGGAACGCCCTAGGGGGTAAATACCCCCTAGGGTGAGGGGTTCTAAAAAGAATTTGGAACAGTTCTGGAAGACGAGGCTCCTTCGGAAAGGGAGGAGGACTCCCTTCTGGAGTCCGTCCTCCTCCCTTCCGAACTCGCTCGGGCAAGCCGGGCGCTCCCTGTTCCACAATCCACCCCCCTCAACCCATCCAGCAAGGGTCCCCAATCCGGCTCGCTCCTGAGCCTCGCTAGGGGCCTTAGAAACGAGGCGATTTTCACAACAAATAATATGTGACCCAAATTATTGTGGCGCAAGAAGATAGGCAAAATTATAGGAAAATTTGGGAGTTTAGGGGCAGAGACTAATATGGGACCCAATATGGAGCCAAGGATGGAACCAAAAACGGAGGACCCGTGAGTGCTGGTGAGTGGGTTGGACGCACCCTAAATAGACATGACCTCATTGCGAACGTGGTGCCCCCCCCTCGCGCACGCCTGCGCGCCTGTACGCGCGCCTGTACGCGCGCCTGTACGCGCGCATCATGCGCGTGTGTGTGTGTGTGCACACATGCGTCATAGTATTGCAAACCCAATGGGGCCAAAAGACCCCATTCCCTGTCGCAGAATTCAACACCGTGCGTTTTCGCACACTTCCCCTTCGCGCACATGATGACGGGCGCGCGGGCGTGCGGGCGTCACACAGGCGGATTCGCGTTTTGCAAAATGCAATTGCATCCAGCACGATCTATGGCTGGTAACTTTGACCCAAAACCATGTGCCGCAACAAGTTAGCCTCTGGCACGGGCCTTGCGATTCTCCTCCGCGACCGACCGGACCAATTGACAGCCGGTCGGAGTGACCCCCGCTCAAACGCCCGACACCTAGACCGACACCGAGCGGGGGAGGCAAGACGGACCGCGACCGGGGAAGTTTCCCCGGGGAGTCTTAGACCGACTCCGGGCCTAGTCCGAATTGACCCCCGAACGGGGGGAACGTCACTAGCCGATTTGGCATAGCACGTTCCCCCTGTAAGGTGGGGATTCGGGGATCGGCTGATGCACGGCGGAAGAGGCTAGGGAACCGCGCCGATGCAGGCGGAACCGACATTCAACGGGTCTAGTTGACAGTCTTCCCCGGGCGGAAACCTTTCCGCGCGGGGATCTTAGTTTCCCCCTCCATCAAACGGGATTGAGTATCCCCCGTTTGAGCGGGGGAAACCGGCTTGAACAATAGGAGGTTTCGCAATGGCAAAGCGCAACTTTCCGACGCGGGAAGCCTACTTGGAACAGTTCGTCGCCGACATCTCCCGGGAAGTTTTCCGGCTGAGATGGGGGCAGGATTGTCCGAGGGTCAAGGTGAGCGTCGGGTTCCCAACGAGCGGCAGGGAAGTCGCGATGAAGACCAAGCGCGGTTCCTGCTGGCTCGGGAACGGGACGGTGGGAGCGTCCGACGGGGTTCCGCAAATC